CTTATAAAAGATTTCCTTCATTAGTAAATTATTCTACAAACAATATTGCTGCAGATAGCAGAGGTGCTGGTTCATTTAGAGATAATTCAGGTAATGTATTTAACTTTGTTGCTAAGAACACAGACATCTATCAATTAGATGGAGGAACATTTACATCAAGAAAAGGATCGTTAACAGGTGGTAATACAGATTATTTTACATTTACACAATTTGGTAATTACATCATAGCAAGTAATGGCGTTGATGCACCTCAATATTATTTAATGGGAACATCAACTAATTTTGCTCCTTTATCAGGTATAGCAACTTCTGGAACTGTGCCTACATTTAGAGTTTCAGGTGTAGTTAGAGATTTTTTAATAACAGGTAATCAACCTACAAATCAAAATAGAATACAATGGTCAGGCATTAATGATATTGCTACTTGGCAATCAGGAACTAAACAAGCTGATCAACAAGACTTACCAGGTTCAGGTGGAGAAATAGTTCATATTACATCAGGTGAGATTGGTTATGTATTTAGACAAAATCAAATTGTTAGAATGGATTATGTAGGTGGTGCAACAATATTTAGATTATCAGTTATATCTCCTAATAGAGGTGCAGTTTATGGAAGAACAGTTTGTCAAGATAATAGAAGAGTATTCTTTTATGCTGATGATGGTTTCTTTGAAATTAATGGTGATAATGTTGTTGCTATTGGTGCAGAAAAAATAAATAGATTTTTTGATGTAGATTTAAATAAAGCATTCTCTGATAGAATATGTGCTGCAGTAGATCCATTTAATCAATTAGCTTTATGGTTATATCCTTCAGCTTCTAACACAGCGAATACAACAGGTATTTGTGATAAAATATTAATCTATAATTATGCTACACAAAAATGGTCAACAGCAGATGCAAATGCTAGTACGATATTTTCACAGTTTGTAGGAGCTTATACTGTGGAACTTATGGATATTATTTCAGAAAACTTAGATCAAATTAATATTGCCTTAGATACTGACTTTTGGTCAGGAGGACAATTACTTCTTGGAGCTATAGACAGCGATTTTAAAGCAGCAATATTTTCAGGAACAGAAAATCAAGGAACTATAGAAACTAGAGAATTAGAGTTGTTTCCAGGACATAGAAGTAGTATAACCAACGTAAGACCCATAGTTGACGCTACAGCTACTGTAACCATTAAAAGCAAAGAAAGATTATCTGATGATGCTACAGTTTCTACTTCCTCAAGCATGGTAGCAAGTGGTGATAATCCAGTTAGACAATCTGGAAGGTATTTTAGAATACAAGTTATCACACCAAGCGGAACACCTTGGACTCATGCACAAGGAGTAGATTTAAAAGCATCAAGAATAGGTTTAAGATGACGGACAAAACTGATATAGATAATGTTAGATATAGTTTTGAAACTCAAGAGTTTTTTCAAAGACAAATTGAAGAAGCAATAAACACATTAATTAATGAAAAAAATAAAGAAAACAATAAAGCATTTACATGGTTTTTGGGAAATTAAATGACAACTAATATTAAAGATTATTCAACAACACAATCTAGCAATACATCATTAAATGGTATTTCAGTTGCAGAGGGAATGTTACCTTCTAATTTAAATAATGCCATTAGAGCATTAATGAAAAATACAAGAGATTGGTTTAATGATGCTCAATGGGTAGAATATGGAGATGGTTCAGGTGCATACACAGCAGCATACGCAAGTGCAACATCATTTACGATTGCAGGTGCTGATGTAACTTCAGTTTATCATGCAGGGAGAAGAATTAGATTGATAGCAACAACTCCAGGTACAATTTTCGGTACAATATCTAGTTCTTCATTTTCTACAAATACAACAGTTAATATAACTTGGGATAGTGGTTCATTATCCAATGAAACTATTGATAATGTCTATATTGGTATTTTATCAAAAACTAATAATTCTATTCCTGAAGGTATAATTGAAACAGCTACATTAGCCGATGGTTCGGTTACTACAGCTAAGATTGCTGCTGATGCTGTTAATGGAGATAAGATTGCAGATGACAGTATTGATTCTGAGCATTATGTAGATGGTTCTATTGATACAGTTCATATTGCAGACTCTCAAATTACTACAGCTAAAATTGCAGACACAGCAGTTACTACAGCAAAGATTACTGATGCAAATGTTACACTTGCAAAACTTGCAACTGATTCAGTTAATTCATCAAAAATTGTAGATGGATCTATTGTTAATGCAGACATAAATGCAAGTGCTGCTATTGATGCTAGTAAAATAGCTGATGGATCTGTTTCAAGTACAGAGTTTCAATATATAGGTGGATTAACTTCAGATGCTCAAACTCAATTAGATGCTAAATTAGTAAAATCTAATAATTTATCTGATGTTACAAATGCTAGTACAGCAAGAACTAATTTAGGTTTAACTATAGGAACTGATGTTCAAGCCTATGATGCACAGTTAGCTGATGTTGCAGGACTAACTCCAACAGATAGTAATTTTATTGTAGGAGATGGATCTAATTTTACAACAGAAACTGGAGCTACTGCTAGAACTTCTTTAGGACTTGGAACGATTGCAACTCAAGATGCAAATAGCGTTACACTTACTGGTGGTTCTATAACAGGATTATCTACACCTTCCTCAAACTCTGATGCAGCAACAAAACAATATGTTGATAATTTATTAGCTGGTATTAGAACAAGAGAATCAGTTGCAGCTGGAACAACTGCAAATATAGATTTAACAGCAGATTTACAAAATGGTGATACACTTGACGGAGTTACTTTAGCAACTGATGACAATGTATTAGTTAAAAATCAAACAACAGCAGCAGAAAATGGTATTTATACTGTTGTTGCAAGTGGTACTGCTTCAAGAGCAACTGAGTTTGATACTTTTGATGAAATAGCAGGAGCTTTAATTTCTGTTCAAGAAGGTACTACTAATGGTGATAAATTATTTTTATGTACAGCTAACTTTGGTGGAACTTTAGGAGTAACAGACATTGACTATCAACAACAAAATGTAACTACGTTAGATTTAGTTCAAGACACAACTCCACAATTAGGTGGTAATTTAGATGTTAATGGAAGATCAATAGTTTCTGTTTCAGACGGAAATATTACATTAACTCCAAATGGAACAGGTAAAACAGTTATTAATTCAGGTCAGCTTGGTGGAAACTTAGATGTTTCTACAAATCAAATTGTATCAACAAGTAATAATAATGTTAAAGTTTATCCTGATGGTACAGGTGTATTAGAAGTTGGTGGTGATGGTTCATCTGAAGTAGGTAAGATACAATTAAACTGTGAACAAAATTCTCATGGTGTTAAGATTGCTTCACCACCACATAGTGCTGGTCAATCTTATACTTTAACTTTACCATCAAGTATTACCAATGATTATTATTTAAAAACAGATGGTTCAGGTAATTTATCTTTTGCAGCAGTACCTACAGAAACTAAACCTACTGTGGCAGATGTATCACAAACGATAGCACCAGATACAGCTACAACAATAAATATTACAGGAACAAACTTTGTTACTATACCTATTGTTGATTTTATCAATGCTTCTACTGGAGCTACAACAAGAGCAAATACAGTTTCATTTACCAATGCTACAACACTTTCAGTTAATTTAACTTTAGCAAGTGGTAACTATTTTGTAAGAATAGAAAATCCAGATGGTAATGCTGGAAGATCAACAAACAATATTATTACTGCATCTACTGCTCCAAGTTTTTCTACAGCAGCAGGTTCATTAGGTACGATTGCTGCAGGTTCATCAGTATCTTTATCAGTTGCTGCATCATCAGACAGTAATGTAACAATAACTGAAACAACTGCTGTATTAACATCTAATGCTAATACTCCAGCTGGAACAATGAATTTAACTTTATCAGGAACACCAGCGACAAGTGCAACTTACAATATTACAGGAACTGCACCATCACCTACAAGTGAAACAACTTATAACTTTACACTTAGAGCAACAGATGTTGAAGGTCAAACTGCAGATAGAGCCTTTTCAATTACTGTAAGTGTTGGTATAAACAACTCAGGACAATTTAATTAGGATAATATTATGGCTTCAACAAAATTATCAAGAACAGCAGGAACACCAACAAGTAATAAAACATTTACTATATCTTATTGGGTTAAACGAAGTAATATTGGTTCAGCAGGTAATGGACATATATTTGATACATTTGTTGATAGCAGTAATAGGTCGCAAATTCATTTTGATGATGATAATGTAATTGATTTTAGATTAGCAGTAAGTGGTACAAACATAGGTCGTTTAAAAACAAATAGAGTATTTAGAGATACTTCAGCTTGGATGCACATATTGGCTTCTGTTGATACTACTTTAGGTACGGCAGATGATAGAGTAAAACTCTATATTAATGGAGTTCAAGAAACAAGTTTTTCAACTAGAGTTAATCCATCAATAAATGCAGACTTTCCTATGGGGGGAACACATACTCTTGGAGCTTATGGTGGTGGTTCAAATTATTTTGATGGTACATTATCTCATTTTCATTTTACAGATGGCTATGCTTATACACCAAGTACTTTCGGCGAAAGCGATTCTACATCAGGAATTTGGAAACCAAAAACTGCACCATCAGTAACTTATGGAACTAATGGTTTCTTTTTAAAATTTGAAAATTCAGCTAATATGGATTTAGATAGTAGTCCAAACAATCATACATTTACAACAGGGGGAACAATAACTCAAACTCAGGATACTCCGTCAAATAACTTTGCAACTTTAAATCCTTTACATAAAGGAGATACTTTAACAGGTTTTACTTTTGCTAATGGTAATAACACAATAACTTTCGGTTCTACCACTTATCCTTATACTTTTTCAACACAAGCAGTATCATCGGGAAAATGGTATGCTGAATTTAAAGTTACTGCAAATCCAAATGATGTTTCAATAGGAATTAGCAATGGCGAAAAATCACCTTATTTAAGTCATAGTCAATACGATTATGCTTATGTTGGGTCAAATGGAAATGTTCAATCAAATCAATCAGGAAGTTCTTATGGAAGTGCATTATCTACTAATGATATTTTAGGTGTTGCTATGGATTTAGATAATAATAGATTATTTTTTAGTAAAAATGGTACTTGGCAAAATTCAGCAGACCCAACATCAAGCACAGGTGCTTATACAATAACTGCTCCATCTTCGACAACTAATGGTGTTTATCATTTTGCAGTTGGAGATTTTAATAGTGCGGCATCATCAGTGCAATGTAATTTCGGAAACGGAAAATTCGGCACAAGTAGTGTAGCTTCATCAAATAGTGATAGTGCTGGACTAGGTTTGTTCGAGTACTCGGTGCCGTCAGGGTATTATTCGCTTTGCACGAAAAACATTAAGAATTATGGATAAACTATGATAAAAAGGAATTAACTATGGCTTTACATTCGTTACACTCATGCAAAGAAACTCAACAATATAAGGAGATATTGTAATCATGGCTTATATATCATTTCAACCAAAAGATTATTTTAATACTAAACTTTATACAGGTACAGGTTCGTCTAATGCTATAACAGGTGTTGGTTTTCAACCTGATTGGACTTGGATTAAATGTAGGACAGATGCACAAAATCATGCTTTATATGATGCTGTAAGAGGTGTACAAAAAAAAATATCTTCAAGTTCAACTGCGGCAGAAGCTACTGCCACAACTGAATTAAGTGCATTTGGGTCTGATGGTTTTACTGTTTTAACAGATGGTCAAGTTAATGCTTCAGGACAGACTTATGCTTCTTGGAATTGGAGAGCCAACGGACAAGGTTCATCAAACACAGACGGAACAATTAACACAACTTACACTTCAGCTAATACAACATCAGGTTTTTCAATATCTACTTACACAGGCACAGGTTCAAATGCCACAATAGGTCATGGATTAGGTTCTGCACCATCAGTTGTTATTTGCAAACAATTAAACGCAACTCAACAATGGATAAATTATCATAAAGCTATTGGTGCAACTAAATATTTGCATTTAAATGCAACAGATGCAGCAGCGACAAGTTCAACAGTTTGGAATGATACAGACCCAACAAGTTCTGTTTTTTCTGTAGGAACTGCTGCTAATTGCAATGGTTCAGGTAATACTTATGTAGCTTACTGCTTCGCAGAGAAAAAAGGATTTAGCAAGTTTGGTTCATATGTTGGAAACGGAAGTACAGATGGAACTTTTGTTTATACAGGATTTAAACCTGCTTTCTTAATTCAAAAAAGGTCAGATACAACAGCTAATTGGAATTTGTATGATAACAAAAGAAGTACATCAGGTGGTTCTAATGTTGTAGATGATTTATTTTATGTAGATGGAAGTAACGCAGAAATAAGTTACACCTCAGTTGATTTTCTTTCAAATGGTTTTAAATTCAGGTCATCAGATGGTGCAATTAATTCAGGAGCAAACATCTACATGGCTTTTGCAGAAGCACCTATCGTATCATCAAATGGTGTTCCAGCTGTTGCCAGATAGTTTTACTATCTGACAAAGAATAAAATCAAAGATTTTAAGCTACGGCTCGTTAATAAATTAACGAGAATGAGACAAATCTCACGCAAGATAAACTATAAATTATAAACATTATCTGTTAATAAATTAGCATGAAGTTTATGTTAATATTAAAGGTATGTTCTGCTGTACACATGGATTGTTTACCCTCTATGAACGATAGTTTTGTATTTAATTCTTGGTCAGAATGTGCTAGTGCAGGTTATCTACGTTCTATTAAAATAATAAATAGTATAGATAGTAGTATAGTTAATGAAAATAAAATGGTTGTTAATTTTCAATGCGTACAAACAGAGGAATCATAGGAGTTAATATGGATAAAATGATAGGAATCTTTTTAGAAGAAATAACAAACTTTTGGGAAAAAGTAAAAAGCTATGTCAAAAACAAAATTAAAAAAA